CGAGATCAGCCTCGGTCTCGTGGGCTCGGAGATGTGTATAAGAGACAGCTTGTGAGATAGCACGGGCTATTATTTTTGGGTTCACTGTCAAACGGCATTGAATTGAGCTTTCGGGCAATACTCTTGTCTGTTTTATCAAGCCTTGCTCCAAGTGAATTAGAACCGCCTCTTGCGTTTTTGACTTCCTTTGTGATTTCCACAATAGAGCTGGCTCCCGGGAAGGCTTTGCTATCATCGTTGATTACTCTTTTTCCAATACGTAAACAAACGGTTTCAGCGGTTATGATTTCGTCGCCTTCCATAAGCACAATGTCCATTTTGCAAATACCTGACAAAGCAAGCATTGTGTCTGTGAGCGTAACTGTGACTACATTATTTTCGGTGTCAACGACAGCGGCTACGCTGTCCGCAACGATTACATCGTCAACCGTAGCATTGACTTTTGCTGACATTGTAGAGGCAAGGTCAACAGTTTCACCGTTGACGGTGAACGCAAAATCAATAATGCGTGAGCCTTTGTCGCCCTGTCTGACTTCCAAAATTTCGTAGTTTTTGCAACTGTTGATTTCGAGTGTCATTTTTGTATGATTAATGTTCAAATTTTATCACCTCATTTAACTATATAATCTGATAACTTTGATTTCGGCGTGCCAAGTTCAAGGCTGTTCCACCGTTCGAGCACGAAATCATAGTCTGTTTTAATTATTTTCGCTTGTAGACTATCGTTTTCGGTATCGACATAAACACTATCACATAAATGCAGTCCAAGCATTTCGGTGAGTGTAGGCGGATAGTCAACTTTTACATTAAGCGTAGGCGCTCCGTTTGTGTTTACGAGTTGTCCTCTTAAAACCTGTGCTTGAATATTTAGCTTTTGAATCAAGAAGTCCTTATTCTCGCCTGTGTGGGCGTTGAAATCCCAGTAGCCTGTTTCGTCGCCGATGTAGACCGAACCGCCGTCCGAAACATCAACCGTTTTCACTTTAATGAGCTTAGATTTATGGGTTTTGAGTTCTTGCGGTTGTGAGCAGAGGATGACGTTCTTGTCGTTGTATTTGTCGTGGCAAGTGGCATACGCCGCAACATGAGAGCAGATGTCATCTGAGTTAAGCGTTTGCGTAAGACTGCTAATATTACTGCCCCAGCGCAAATGGTAGTTTGTAACCACCCCACGGTTTTTTAGCAACGATACATTAAAATTGTCGTATTTATATTCGCCGCCGAAAACATCAACGAGTGAACCGTCAGCCCCGCCCATAAAATCTCCGAGCGTGCAAGGCGTACAGAAGCCAAGCGTCATAGATGATTTTGTGGTAATATCTGATACGAATTTGAAATAATGCTCCCACAAGGTTGCCTGCGCAAACAGCGAATCACCCTCAAAATCACGACCTGTGCAAAGAATATCCCACCACTCTTTTGGAGTATGTACAACATCTGTCTGATTCTGAGTTTCAACTAAAAAATTATTGTACAGGTTATGTTTAATGTGCTTTGCTTTTACCGTGATTGATTTCTTGTCTTTGTACTGCAAATCGTAAATCTCAAAATACTGCGGTTCATCGGTTGGGTTCGGTTTTACCTTAATGAAATACTGCGTGTCGAGTAAAGCACCACATCTGTCCGTTGTTGATAACTCCATTTCGAGCAGATAATCGCCATTTCGTTCCTCGGTGACTTTGCCGCTGATTATTTCTGTAATCCGTCCGAGCAAATTAAATCTACTTGGGCCGATTGTTTTAAAATCCGATTTATACAACAAAGGGAACACTTTTACAATCGCCTCCAATTTGGTTTTATCGACAGAAACGCGTTTTTATATGTCGTTACTACAATTTGATTGTCTCCGACCTTTAACTTAGGGGGGATAGTATCGTCAACAAATTTAGTTGTACCGTCTGATTTGTACGCTATGTACTGCATAGTTTCGCCGTCAAGCACGGCGTAGTCATAATCAGCTGTGCACTTCAAACCAAGTGATTCACCGTTTATGTTAACTTTAGCAACTGCCGTAGTGCCACCGCTCACATTCGTGTTAGTTATGATGATAGTAGGTAAGGATTCATATTGTTCGGGATTGTGCAAGGAAACCGATTTATTAACTTCAAAATCAATAGTCCGCTGTCCAAGCTCTGAGTACCACCACGGCTTGCGGTTGAATTTGATTTTTGTTGTAAGTAATGTTGGGAGTTCACGAACAATGTCGTCAGTATTTGATATGTAAGCCTCGGTGAAATATCCGGGATTGTAAGTGTCCTTGTACTTTTGGTAGCCTCGAGTTAAAGTTAGCCATTCGATAACAGCCCTTGCAAGGTGCTTTGCTGACAGTTCGGATAAATACGGCAAAAAGGAGATTTCACGCTCAAATTCAACATTCTTCCACCGCCCGTTATCAAGCAAGACATCACCGTCTCTACACGGGATTTCAACCGTTGAAACATCTCTGACGGGGATTTCGTGCTGTGGCGCTTGTGTGATACGACCCCCGAAATATGATAGCCATTTACCCCCGAAATAAAAGTTATGCATATGCTTTCTGCCTCCTTGTGATTTCGTCAGCTAACCGATTGCTCATTTCAGCAACAAAGCTGTCAACGTCCATGTCATTGTTAATAGCGACCGAGGGGATATTAACACTTATGTTGTTGACGATGTTAGTTGAATCATTTCCAAATACTGAGCCTCTGTCTTCACGCTTAGACTGGCGGTATTTCTCGGCTTCTTGAGCTGTGAGAACTGCTTCGCCGGCATCAAGATATGCGACAAACTTATCATGTGGAACATAATCAATACCTGCACGGAAACGAGGTAAGGTCACTTCCGGAATCGGATCTATTTCCCAGCCTATCATTGATGTTGCCCAGTTTACGCCCTCCAAGAGCTTGTTAATAATCCAAATAATGCCGTTGATTACATTCTCAACAAATGTAGGTAAAAGGTTAAATACGTTTTTGAAGATGTTAACAACACCGTTCCACGCTTGTTCCCAGTTTCCCGAAAAAACACCTTTTACAAAATCCACAATTCCATTAAAAATCCCCGAAAGCGGTTCAAGAATTTTTTTGACTCCTTTAATTGCACCGCCTAAAACCTCCGAAAAGATTTGCGCCAACCATTCAATCACCGGAACAAGCGCAGGGATAAGTGTTTCAAGCATTTCACCGAGTAGGTCAAGAACCGGGCGAAGAGCGTCAAAAACCTGTGTTATGACAGGCGACAGCTGTTCAAAAACAGGCTGTAGAATGCCGACAATTGTATCGCACAACTCACTGATAATCGGGATAAGAGGTGTTAAAAGGTCATTAAGAAATGTAGCTAAGTCCTCTATAATCGGAGTAAGTGCCGCCAACAATCCATTGAGCAATACGCCGGCAAGCTGAACGAACACCTCAATAACGGGCATTAAGAGTTCTACAAGCGTACTGAATAATGGCATTATAGCCTGAATTATCTGCATGAAATACGGTAATAAGTCCTGTATAATTTGCAGTAAAGGCGGAAACAATTGTTCAACAATCTGTATGATGAGAGGGGCTAACTGCTCTATAAGCTGAGCTATAAACGGGAGCAATTCCTCAATCAAGGGCATAATCTGTTCAAGCATTGACACGATTATCGGGGCGACCTCTTCGCAGATGTTAATGAGCGCAGGCGCAAGGCTATCAGCTACAACTTCAATAATCGGTGATAACTGCTCCAGTAGCTTACCGCCTAAGCCGATAAGCGAATTAAGCACAGGTTCAGCGACAGCACCGATTTGCGCCATTGTATCAGACAGCTGCTGATGAGCCCTGTTAGATTCCATTACATCGCCATTTGTTTCCTTGTACTGAGCAGAGGCATCCGAATACAAGCTTGTGAGAGTTGATGTGATTAACTGCTGTCTTTCTTGTTCTGATGAGCATTTAGCAAGTTTTTCATTAAATTCATCTTCTGACACGCCCATCCAGTTAAGCGCATCGGCAAGCGAACCTGTTACAGTCCCGACTTTTGCTGTTTCGTTTGCCGCCTCGGTCAAGCCTTCAATCGGAAGCGAATCGCCGAACTGACCGTAAACACCTGTGCAAATCTCTGTCCAACTTTGCAGGTCTTTTGTGGAATCGCAAAGCAATGATAAATGATTAGCCGCCTCAGTTGCCTGTCCGCTGTCACCGACTACGGCATACAAGTCAGAGTAAGTCTGTTTTGCGTCTGCCGCTGAGAATTTGTTAGTGGTGAAAGCTGTGTCAAGTTTTCCCATTTCCGTTCGGTATTCTCGGGTGCTCTCTGCGACAGTGGACAATGCTCCTACGCCTGCCGCCGCTCCACCTACAAGTGCAGTTCCCCATTTAGCAGCAGTTTTTATTCCACTACCGAGCGTTGAAGCAACGCCCTTGCTTTTCTTCTCGGTCTCTGCAATGGATTTGTTTGCTTCATCGTTATTTACGAATATCGAGCCGAACAACTTAAATATTTCAACAGCCATTAACTACACCTCCTCCCATTTATAATTGTCAAGGTAGTTTTCAACCGTTTTTTCAATTTCTTCCGTATTGACCGTATCAACAATGTTATTAGGCCGTGTCGAGCCTGTTGCCTTGTTAACGAAATCCGTGTACAACAAGCCTGTGAAATTTCCCACAACAGTCAAAATATAGGCTTTGTAAAGCAATTCGTCATTACGGTCATTTATAGCGTTTTTGATAATTTCGACAGCATTGGAGAAAGACAACTCATGCAGTATGGCAGTATTACCGCAACAATACTGCATGAGCATTCCAAATGTTCTTACTTCAAGGCTGAGAGCGAGGTAAAAAAACTCTTAATATCGTTCTCCCTGATGATTGCCTTTACATTGTCAAGGACTTCGGGAATACTTAATTTACTTACCTCATCGGCAGTAATGTCGCCTCTGATGTCGGCAAGTAATGAATAGAATTCCTGTTCTGTTTCTTTGGTTGCCAAAGAAGTTAACAGAGTAATCACAAATTCAAGACCGACCGCTTCGGTGTTGACTGTTTCATCTTTGCTGTTATTTTTAATAGCGATACGATTTGCAAAGTCTGCAATTTCCTCTTTGATGTCTGCTTTTTTGATAATGCGAGCAAGAGTGAATGCGTCTTTAATGCTTAATTTTCTCATAATTATGCCTCCGATGTTTCCGTTGTTTCCGTTTTTTCTGTCGGTCTGAAGATCTTAAACGGTGGTTTGATTTCGTCCTCTGAATCGTAAACTCCGGGTGAAAGGTTACCATAGAACTGAGCTTCTACCTTACCGTTGTCCTTATCTGCAATTGCAAGCGTGAGACCGTTCTCATTGAAGCCGTTGAACACCTGAATAATACACGGCTTATCCTCCCCGAGGAGACAGCCTACCCAAGTGATATTCTTAATGTAGTCACCGTCAAGAATAACATCTCTACCCGTGATTACATCGTAGCCTACGACCTTTTCGACTGTGCCTTTGTCGGCAATTCCAAGGCCATAAATGAAGTTCTGGGTAGTCATCTCAGCAAGTGTTGCCTTGATGTAAACTTCCCAACCGTCAACTACTGTGTCGCCTTTAGTTCTTGTTTTTACGCCGTCAAATTCAAGGCGTCTGAGTGTCGGCTTTGCGGAAAATTCACCGCCTTTGATTGTTACACCAAGACACTTACCTGCCTTTTTAGCACTTGCATATGTGTCCGTAGCAGGATCGTAATTTGCGAAAAACGCACCTGCATCAAGGAGCATATGGTCAGCCGTCTTAGCGTTATAACCGCTGTACGGCTTAATCTTTCGTGGCTTAACTGTTGCCATTTTAATCATCCTTTCTGTTGTATTTCCTCATTTCAAGAGTGAACATCACTCTCTTTATTGATTTGTCTGATTCGGCAATATACTGCCGGTCAAAATTGTTGTAGAATTTGTAAAAAACATCATCAACCAAGTATGTAGCCTTTGCTATGTTGTCGTAGATTTTGTCCACAACATCATCAATGTCCGCCGTAGTCTGCCTATCATAAACATTAACGGTCACAACAAACTTGTCATACGGCTCATCCGTGTAGAGCTGTTTAACCTCATATACAAGGCGAGGAAATCCGCTTTCTGCTTGTAAAAAATAAGAGGGTGCATACTCAGCAAATAAATTTTTCAAAAATTTCTTGATATTATTCACCGCTATATTCCCCCTCGTTCAGTTTGCGTTCTGCCTCTTCCGTGCCTACGGTGCTGAGGTATTGCTGTTCAATCTCTATAATGTCTTTGATGTTGCTTTCGGCAGCGTCGCTCAATGCTCCGATTTTTGGGTATTTATTCGTGCCAATCTCTTGGTACAGTCCATAGAAGCCGCCCAGTTTAAATCCTACCTGCAAGTCAGGAATTTTTTGCTTTGAGCGTACCCAATACTGCGTATTTTTCGCCAATCGCCCTGACCTGCGTTTTATTTTCTGCCTTGTCCGTTTACATACCAGTTTTCCAACATCACGCAGAGCGGCTCTCTCAAGCTCTTTGAGCGTGTACTGAATGCGATCAACATTGCTGATTATCTCAACGCCGTTTTTTGTGATTTTGACTGCTTTAGGAAGTGACATTGTTTTCACCTACCACATCCGTTAAATACAGCTCTGTACGCTCCGTTCCTTTGATTTGATATGCACGATAGATTTTGAACTTTTTATTATCAAGGTAGCAAAATTCTTCGTTCTGATACTCAAAGGAATTAACTTCAAGCATACATTCAGGTTTTAATCCGTTAGCTTGTGCCTGAAAGAACTCGGATTGTCTGACATATTGCCGCTGAGCATAGACCTTGCGGAGCTTTTCGGACTGAACGATTTCACCGATATCGTTTGTTGTTTCGTTATAGCCCGAAACAAGCAAAATCAAAGTATCTGCATTCATTCTGTTTACGCTCCTCTCGCCGCCATTGCATCGCGCAATTCTTCGTAATGCCGTGCCCATTCGCTATCAGCTGTCACCGAAAAATAAGCACGGCAATAGAATTTGATTGCCTGCATAACAAGTGCAGTTGAGTTTTTGTCGGTGACATTAACTCCTGCACCTGCCATGTCACTTTTGGCAGAATCAATGAGGGCAGATATTTCATCGTCAAACAGCACCGTATTGATACGGAGCGAAACCTTTACGGCTTCAATTTCATTAGATACTGCCATAATTCAAACCTCTTTTAAGCGCTCTTTTTTACGAGCTTAACAAGGCTGTGAGTATCCACAACCTTACCGTCTGCAAGCATTACGGCTTTAATGACTGTGTTATCGGTGTCGTCCTCTTCGTACTTCTTGACACTTAAGCCCATTACCTCGTTGAAGATGTAATCGTTAAGATTGAACATCATTGCGAAGGTTGTGTCGGCTGAAACCGTGTCAGCATACGAATCCATATAGCCGTCTGTCGGGATAACAGCACGACCGAAAAGTGAGAGTGACGGCTTGCCGTTAAGTCCTTCGGACATACGAGCGACAGGCTGACCGTTGCTGTCTGTAATGCCCATGAATGCAAAGAACGACTTCTTTGTCATCAGCCATACAGCGTCATCGTATGCAGCAGGAAGAGCCGCCTCAGCCGAGCAAAGTGTTGAATATGTAAGCTTGCCGGTTTTTGCAATCTCGATTGTCTGACCGTCAGGCGGAGTGCATGAAAGGATGCCGGTTGGCGAACCTGAACCCGAACCCTTAATAATTGCCATTTCACAAGCCTTAACAACTGCGTTCTTGATCTGGTCAATAAACTGTGATTCAAAAATATCAAGTGCAGTCTTTGTCATAAAGAGCGAGAACGCAACCTTGCATTCAAGCTTATAGCCGGCAAAGACAACCTTGTCAGTAGTAACCTGCTGCTGGTCTGAACCCTTTTCCTCATCAACCCAGCTTGCTGTTGGACGGATGTTCTGTGTGGGGATAAGGAGTGCTGTCGGATAAGCCGTCTTGAACACTCTTGCGTAAATTTCGCCGATTTTTTCAAGTTCAACGATTAAACGCTGATACATTGTGGTCGGCACAATAGCCGCCGCAGTGCTTGATGTGGTCTGTGATGCCACATTCATAAACTTCTGTGGCACGGGTACGCCGTTCTGAATATAGTTAGCAAAAGCTTTTCTGTATTCAAGTGTTGCGTACATATCTGTTACCTGTTCGCCCTCATCTGTAAGGTCGATGTTTGTCTTGTGATTTTCAAATGGTGCAGGCGGCATTTTGATTCCCTCCTCTGCATTTTTGTTTGCCTTGTTTACGGCAGAATTTTCAAAGTCGTTGTCGAGCTTGTCAATCTGCTGTGTGATCTCTTTCGCCTCGGCGAGCTTATTTTCTGCAATGAGCTTTTTTGCCTTGTCGTAGAGAGCATTTCTCTTGTCGAGATATTCCTGTTTGTTCATTCTTCTTCAACTTCCTTTCGTTTAAGTAATTCAAGTTTTGCTGTAAGCTGTGTTTTTTCGTCCCTCATCTGTTTGATGATTGTATCAGGGATAAGGCCGTTAAGGCTTGCCGCAAATTTAACCTCTTTTGGCTTTTCGGCATATTCCGTGACCTTATCAATAAAACCTTTTTCAACCGCCTCATCAGCAGTAAGCCAAGTTTCTTTATCCATAAGTCCGATAAGCTCGTTCTCACTCATACCGGTTTTTAGCCTGTACGCTGTCGCAACGGCTTTACTTGCTTTAAGTAACACGCCTGATTCATGTGCCATGTCATTGTAATCGCCTGCGGCATAGCTTGAAACATTATGAATCATAAGCATACCTGTCGGCACAATTTCAGATGTGCACGCACAAGCAATATACGAAGCAGCTGAGGCGGCAAAAATAACCTTGATTGTAGCCTTGCTTTCGGCGAGCATATCGTAAATTTCGGAGGCGGCAAAGATGTCACCACCTGATGAATTAATAACAACCTGTACGCCCTCATCGTCCGCCACATCATCAAGCTGTAAGCGAATGTCGGCCGGGCAACAAGAAGCTACTCCAAACCAGTCGTAAATCCACTTGTCATCGTTCGTAATGATAGGGCCCTTAATGTCAATCGTTTTCGGCATCATTTTCACCTCCTTCGTCAACTGCAACTGTATCTAATCTTCTGAGCGGAGTATCACCGCCCGGAACAGGAGCAAGACCAAGTGATTCTCGCCATTCATTCGGAAGCATTGCACCACGGTCAACCATTCCGGCAAAATTTAGCTTAGTTTTAAGACTTGCAGATTGTAGATTGAACGAACCTACTGCGATGTAATTTCCACAACTACGCTGACGGCGAGTGAATAGTTTCCGTGTCAGCTCGTTTTTAAGCTGAATAATTTTAGGTGAAATCACCGCCTCAAAGTAGGCGTTTTCTTCATCTTCGTTCGCTGTTGATGTAATAATTTTCACATTAGTGTTAAAAAGCTCAAGGATTCTGTTTTTTGTTCTATCCATTTGCAAAGCATTTGGAACATAGTCATTCGGGGTTATCTGATTTGCGTCAACTTTTGCGTCAACTGCCGCAACACCCACGGAGCTGTTGCTGATGTTAAGGTAGTTATCAGCAAACGCTTTTGCGTTCTTCTTCAAATCCTCAGGGCGCAACGATGAAGTATATTTCAGCAACCATTTAATTACGCTTGAATTTCTGATAGCGCTGATGATGCCGCTGTCGGTTGTTTCGACAATTTCAAGCAAAGGTGCAAGAGCCTTAAATTTACCGCTTCCGAATATGTCATTTTCAGCAAAATCATCACGCAAGTGAATAACATCTTCTGAGGCAAAACGATAGGTCTTGCCGTTTGCAAGAATAAATTCATACACAAGGTTGCCGTTAGTGTCGTACAAGTCCGTAGCTGATTTAGCCGGTATGAAATACAATTCCGTAGGCAAGCCGTTTGCGTCCCTAATTATTAGCCAAAAAGCATTGCCCGATAACGATAACTGTGTGCTTGTCCTATACAAAAGCATATCCATTGTTGTGTACGGGTTAGGTTCTTCAAGCAAGAACTTGACGTAAGGTTCGGGATTGATTAAGAGGTCTTTTCTGCCGTCAACGATTGTTTCTCTTATGTGCTTAATTGATAATTTTGAAAATCTGAGAGCCTGTGCATTAACGCAAGCTCGGACGGTGTCGGAATCATATGCTCTGTTGCCCCACAAAAAGAAATTTGAATTATTCTGTGTGACAAGTTCAACCCTTGAAAAATTCTTTGTCTTTCTGACATTGCGAACAGAATTTAAAAAGTTCTTAAATTTTCCCATTCTCTCACCTCCTAAACAATGCTTAGGTATTCATCTTCGTACTCAAAATATATCGTGTAAGCGTCAAGCAAAGCCGCAGTACCGTCAATTCGTCTTGTTGACTTTGAGGTCTTAATCGGCTGTATATTACCGTTTCTGTCCTCATCTATTGCGGTGTTTGCGAGACACCATTTATCAATTGGATTGTTGTTGTAAATTATTCTTTTCTTTACAAGGTCGGCTTTGAGAGCTTTCATCGGAGCAGACAGCGTTTTCTTACCCTGATGTACAGCTTCCATAACGGTAGGACCGAAAGCGTCAATCATCTGATTAACCCACATCTGAGCTGACCAAGCGTCATAGCCCTCTTTCCATAAGTAAATATCGTATTCGTCTTGCAGTTCTTGATACCACTCCGTAACAACACTTGCGTCAATTTTGTTTCCGGGGCAGGTACGCATAAAGCCTTGTTCTATCCACTTGTCATACGGGATCTTATCCTCGGTTACTTTTTTCTCCACAAGGTCTGCCGGTATCCAGTACATAGACAACACATAAATATTTTCATTGTCAGGCACTCGGAACAACATCTTGGCCGCCGTAAGGTCGGTTGTGCTTGATAAGTCTGCGCCGCCTATCCCGTAGGTTGGGCGGAGTTCCTTAACATCAAATTTTGTTTCGTTGTTAAGCTCATCGAAATTGAGCCACGATTCAGTTGATGTTTCGGCTATGTTAAATTCTTTGCATACAAGGTTTCGCACAAGCGACGGATTTGCTTGCGCTTTCTTAACTTTGCTTGCAAGAGCATTTCGATTTTTAATCGTGCCAAGTCCGGGGTTTGCCTTTTCCCAGCAATCGGGTTTTTCCCACTCTTCACGCTTGTCGAGTTCGTAAATAATGTAAAGGCTGTGTTCGTCCTTATAGCCTACATCGTCAAACAAGCCATTTGTGGTGCGGACGGCGTCATCATAGATTTCATCATAGATGTCCTCTCTGATTTTTCCGGCTGTTGTTGTAACAAGAATAAGCGGTTGGTCTCGTCCGATCGTACCGTCTGCCATAATGTCATACAACTGTCTGCCGTTCTTCCATTGATGAAGTTCGTCCATAAGGCAACAATGCACATTCAGACCGTCAAGCGTGTCCGAATCGGAAGCAAGCGGCTTAAACACTCCGCAATTGTAGTCCTCTGAACTCAACTCATTTAACAACGGTTTAATTCGCTTCAATAAAGTTTCACTCTTGCGAACCATTCGTTTTGCTTCCTGCCAAATGATTTTAGCTTGGTCACGCTTTGTAGCAACTGCATACACTTCGGGACCGGGTTCACCGTCGCCGATGAGCATATACAAGCCAATCGCAGAGGCAAGCAAAGACTTGCCGTTCTTTTTTCCGATAATCAGCACAGATAAGTTATATTGTCTTATACCGTCATCGTCTACAAAGCCAAATGTCGCCGCAAGCCACGCTTTTTCCCACAGTTCAAGCTTCACAAGCTGACCGCCCATTTTGCCTTTACTATGTCGGCAATAGTTTTCAACAAATTCAATGATGTGATTTCCTCGCTTAGCTTCGTAATGATAGCCGTCCGTCGGATTAATCACCTTATCACTTAAATGTTTGTACCATTTGCGTATTTTGTCGCAAACAGTAACCTTGCCGTTCTTTATCTGCTCGTAATATTCAAGTATCGGATTATAACTTAATGGATAGCGCTTCAAAGCTTGTCACGCCCTTCAACGAAATCGTCAAAGCCGTCTGTTGTCGCAGTCTTTGTCTCGGTCATTTTCGGAAGCATATCGTTGAGTTGCTTGATGTATTTAAGATAATTTCCAAGCATCGTGTTATACAAATCTGCCTCAGGTCTTTTGCGTGAGTACGGCTCTTGTGTTTCCGACTGCGAAAACAATTCAGTTAAGCCATAGATCGCAATATCCTGTTGCAGTTCTTTCAGTCTGATTCGAGTGAACGCCGCATTCTCAATTAGGCCAACAGCTAAGTCTTTTTTCTTAACTTCTATGTCCTTGTAGATTTCCGTTAATCGTTTTATCTCTCGCTTAATCGCTCTTTGTTCCTTCTGTTCGTCAGTCATTTCAAGTCACCGTCCTTTCGCACAAGTTTTTTTAGGGGGAGGGGGGCTATATGTAAGGTACGCAAAAAATCTAACTGCCCCCCTCGGTCCTACGGTTACCGGTTTCCGATTTTTCAACGGGGGGGATAATCGGTCGGAGCATTCCGCTTTCGTCGAAAAAATATTTTTTCGGTTCGCAACCTATCCCGCTGTCTCTTATACACATCTCCGAGCCCACGAGACCGAGGCTGAT